CAATCTCCCGAATAACTCCACGGTCTATCACCCGTTCGTTGGCTTTCAGTTTGGCCAGCTTTGTTTCCACCTGAACTGCGATGCCAGACACATCACTGCGTATCAGCTGCGCAATGGCAATGCGGTCTTCAGTCAGCTCCAGCTGCTTATCACCTTCGTACCAACCCCGGGCAACCCAGCCACCAACACTCAGGCTGGCAGCCATGGCAACCAGCAATACAGGCTTGGCGTAAGGAATCATGGCTTGCCCTTGATGGCTTCAACGGCATTTCCGCCGTAGTAATAAAACAGGTTGGCACTGAACACGTATGCCAGCGTTTGTGCCAGCGGCACCAGGTGAACCGGTATAGTTCCCAGCGCAACCTGAAACAGAATCCCGTACAGGCCAAGAATGCTTAGGTAAGCCATCATGCGGCGATGGAACCACCAGCGGTTTAGGTCTGGGTGTGCACCCGAAAGGTCAGTCACGGCGGTTCAGGCTCTCGTTAAGCCGGTCCAGCTTGCCGCCTATAATTCTCAAATCCACTTTCAACTCTTCGAACTTCTTCTCTGTTCGCACCTGGTCGTTTGTCAAAGACTGGCGAATGCCCTGAATAGACAGCTCAGTCATCGATATGCGCTCATCTTGCCGAGCCTGGTCTTTGGCGGTTTGCCACACAAGCCCAAGCACAGTAATCATCACGATGATCGGGATGCCCTTGTCTATGTGCCAGCCTCTGCGATCCTGCGGTGTATCTTCCGGGTCATCTGAACTCATCCTGGCACCGCTCCGGTGATCATCAGCCCAGCCAGTTCAACAGCGCGCTCACCCACTTGGTCAGCCCATTTGCTATCCAGCATCTCAAACGCTGCCGCGTGGAAGTCTTCACGGCACAGCGCGGCAATCATGCGCTTGAAGCCCAGCAGGCGTGGCATACCCAGGTTGAAACACATATTGGCCAACACCGCTTGGCGCACTGGGTTAAGCGACAGGTACAACGGCAGGCGTTCCAGTTCGGCAACCGCCAGGTCTATGTCGTTATCCAGCATGAAACCGGCTTCGTCTTCGCTGATGCCACGGTCGTCCAAGTTGCGGCCATAGCCGATCGTAAGCTTGCCCACGGTGTCAAGGTATGAACGCAGGCGCAGGCCTTCATGGCGCTGTAACTGTTTTAATAGGAGATGCCTGTGCATTTAAACTGCCTCGAATTATTAAATAGCCGCTTATTCTCACGCCTTAAAAAAAATCAATTCTTTGACCATGAAAAAACCCGGCCATAGCCGGGTTCATTTGAAACAAAAATATCATCTACTGCTCTTTCGTTTTTGCCTAGCTAGGCCCATCCGACTCTGCCGCTTGTTGCCGGGCCCTCTGTCCTTTGCTATGTCGAAGTGCGTACGCAGCCATAGCAATTCCAGAAATCAGATCACATACAAGCGTCAAGCCGTACAAAAAAATTAGCAGTTGCGCCGCCTGCCCCCACACTGAAGTCCAAAGCTCTGCCATAAGCGCTGAAGCGACCAGACCAACGGCCATATAGATTAGTGGATACGCCATCTCCGCAACTAGGAGTGTTGACCCTAATCCGGTGCTAACAGACTTTTTATCAAGTGACGTCAAAAAATCATCCGGCAAAACAAATATAAGAGCAAAAACACCGATTCCGAACCCGAGCAGCGAAGGAAAAACACTCACCACCAGATCAGAAAAGTCGAGCGCATTCTTGGCTTCACCTGCTAGCAAGAATACCAATGCGACAAACGCCACATTGACAAAAAACTCCACAGCCACTCGGTCAAGCCAGAGCGGGGCCGGTGCAATCCTGAAAAGATACTCTGACTTGCCTTGCCCAACATAAAGATTCAGATACTTCAGGAAGAGACCGACCAAGGGTATATGCCTCAGTCTCATAATTATTTTTCTCCGCCTTCACTTTCTGGGAGCGGGAAAGTATTGTGAAGTTGATCTAACACCTGGCTTGATACCTGAGTTTTCTGTCGCGCAACACCAATACTCTGCAGGACTCTAGCCATAAAGTTATCGTGAGATTCCTTCGGCAGTGGAACCACTTCTTCCCTAACTGGATGGTCTTTCATGTGATAGTGAGACCACTTGCCGTCCGTTTGATAGTTCACATCTGCGTTGCCAAAACGAGCAGCAACGATAAGCATTGGTTTAGCGATCTTTGACAAGCCCGACATAAACCCTCCTGCAGCTGGTTTTTCGATATGCTCTACTGAGTGCACGCTCTTGTCTTTCAGATCTTTTTCAAGAAGACCAGCCTCCCCCAGAAGAGCATCGTCCAAGTCTGCCGAATTGGAAAATGTCACATCGACTCTAACACGCCTATAACGATCTGCATTGAATACCTTGTCTAAGGATTGCGCTGACGTCATTTCATGAATGCTAATCTGGTAGTTAGGAAAGAGCTCCTGTGAAACGGGTATAAAAATCTCACTAAGGGTCTTTGTCAGTGGGTTGACACTTGGCAACCCAACTTTCGCCTGAATGGCTAAAGTATGCGATTTAAAATCAAACAAAAACCAGAAGTCATAGCGTTTGCTTGTACTTCCTCTACCGCCTTTGAACTCATCTTCATCAGTATATAAATTCGATACTTTTTCAACCTTGTCATACTTGATAAACATACCCTGAACATAGTCTTTTTTGACTTCGATCTTAAATGGTGCGAAGTGGAAATCGTTTATCAGGTCACCTGAAACCCTTTCCAGAGCTTTACCCTCCTTCGCACTCTGCAACCTCGCTGCGAGTTCTTGGAACATTCGCTTGTAACCTTCGACACCAACCTCTGCATGCGATTCCGTGTCAATTGCCAGCAACTGTACGTTGTAATACTTGAATACCGCCATTCCCTGCCCTTTCCTTGCAAAATTTTATACTGCAAGGTTAAACCATAAGGGGCTTGTGTAGAAGTTTATAAAACGCATAAAAAAACCCGGCACTGGGCCGGGCATGGAAAGGGGTTTTGTGTACAGCGAACAACTCAGATGCAATTTTCGGATCTTACGGGAAACAGAGTAGTTATCTGCATGCAGCTTGTCAATAATTTGATGATAATGTTATCCATCAGAAAAATAACGCGCAATCAATCCACGCCTCACCGGCTCCCAACAAGTATCGAGCCCGTTCACGGCTGCCCAATCCAGCCTCCCGCGCTATGCGGGTTAAACTACAGCGGCCCAGGTACGCCATGGTTACCACGCGGCCCATAGTGGGATCACGGTGCTTCAGGCGCGCAATGGCGCGGTCTACGCTTAGGGCGTCATCATCGCTACACACCGGCATAGCAACGCTGGTGCCTACGGCCAGGTTCACGCCCTTCATGCCCATAGCCACACCGCTACCGGCACGCACCCAGTGGCCCCAAGCCTCTAGTCGCTGCTGTGTATCACTCAGCATGGCCAGCCCCCATCAGCGCCCACACGCCTGACATACCTTGCCGGCCAGCCTTCTGCCTTGCCTGCTTCACCCCATCGCCTTCTGGCAAGGCCACATCGAACACCTGGTAAGCTGCACAGCGGTTATCTTTCGCCAGGCCCAGAATACGGCCAACATCCGGCCAGTAGTAATCACCATCACCGGCAATCAGTTTGGCCTTTGCCCGCTCAAGCGCCTGCCCCACCTGGTCCCAGGTTAACTCGTCAATCTGGTGCGCCCACTCACGCCTACCAAGCATCACTGTTTTTTCATCTGGCCATTGCACGGTGAAGCGGTTGCCGTAAATCAGCTGCAACCGGTTGAAAAACAGCACGGTTTTCTGCTTTTGCTCACGGGTGAAGTTATCACCAGTTCTGCATTGCGTAGTCGGGGTCTGTGAGCTGCCTCTGCACTGCAGCTCGTTCTTCACGTTTTGAACGATGCTGTGAATCTGGCGTGCCTGGGCCATGGTTGCCTCGCTGTTGCTGGGTGTGGTTATGCCTGTCCCGCTCAAGGGCGTAGGTTTCTGCAAACGTGCGGTAATACTCGGGGCCGTCTGGTATGCGCCCCAGATTCGCTTCAGCACTGGCCATAATCAGGCGAATATCACCAATCGACAGGCCTAGCTGGGTCCAGTACTGGTAAAGAATTATTAGCTTTGGCCTGGAAACGCGATGGAATGCCCAGTTGCGCTCTCTGCCAAGGAAAGATCCCCAGTCACTGGGGGTTTTGGGTTTGCAGGTGTCGGGCCAGGCTTCAATTTCGCGGGCGCACGCGTCATTAGAGTTAAGTGAAGTAGAGTTATACAGATGTGTGTCGTTCCTCGGTGTTTTTGCTATGTTGTTCCCTGTGTCGTTCCTCGGTGTTTCTGGCGGCTGTATTTCTTTACTTTCCGGCAACTTAACCACGTTATTAACGTGTTGTTCCTTGTGTTGTTCCTTAGGGTCATTTTGGTGTTGTTCCTTTTCTGGACGGACTAATCCCAGGCCAGCTAACGGAAGCAAAAAAACGAGCCCCAACGCGCGGCACGAACCGTGGTTCACCACCAGGCCCGCCCTTTGTAGCTCCGCAACACGCGCCCGCACACGGCTCAAACTGGAGCTACTGCCCCGCTCGCGCTTACTGCCCCAATCAGGGTCTACATCAATCAATTCAGCCAGGGCTTTGTATGACAGCTTGCGCTTGTGCCCGCCGGCAACACCGGTTGCGTAGTCCACATAACGCCGAAAGCCTCGCAGATAGATTATCTGGGCCTCTGGTGTCAGTCCTTGCAGCGCAGCGTCTTCGTTGTTATTCCACTGTGATCGCACAGACAGTTACCTTCCAGGCGGTCAGTTACGCAACAGACTTCTGCGCATTAGGATTAGGAGAATTGCCGTAAATATCAGGCCGCATGGAGTAGCGATCGATGATTCCCCCTTTTTTTCTAACAGCAGCTTCTATAGCTAGAACGCGGCCCGCCGGGATTCTCACCCACTTGTGCAGACTCGGTGGCTTTACGCCTGCCGCTCGAGCAACAGCCGCCTGGCTGCCTAAACACTTCGATATATCAGCCAAAATTTTGATAGCCATTGGTTGCCCCTTTGTTAGCTATCAGAATAGTAAACTAAGGCTAATGGGCGCGTCCACCCCAAAAGCTATCATCATGTTCAAACTTTTGACTTACTAAAGGATTAGTTAATGGCTAACATCGCGGTCATGATAGACGACTCCGAAAACGCCAGAGCCTCGCGGCTTAAAGAAGCCGTAGAAAACGGTCCGCTAAATATGAATGAAATAGCGGAGCGCCTTGGCGTGGCCAGAACCTCCGTTTTGAACTGGAAACGCCGCGGACTTATCAATATCGATAATTTGAAGGGAATCGCTGAGCTTACTGGATATCGCTTTTGGTGGCTGGCCTTTGGCGAAGGCCCGAAGACCTATGATGACGACACTCAGCTAATGCAGCAGCTACCCACAAGCAAAGCAGCGGGCGCATCGCCAGCGCACGCTAGGTTAATCGAGTGCATATCACACCTCACGGCAGCTCAGATCCTCACGCCCGCCTTGGCTGACGGCTTGACGCAAACTTTGAATGCCATTGCAGCCGCAAAGAAAGCAGAATAAGCAACAATAGAACAAAAAAATTACGAAATGCGATAGACTGAGTGACAGGAAGTAGCGTAAATCATAAACTGCGCCGGCACTCACAGGACTCAAGGATGCCCATGGATAACGTCCACTTCGATCGAAAAGCCAGTCATTCACTCTCGGTGGTCACCCTTGCACTGGTATTCAGAGAAGAGCTGAACAAAGATCAGCTGAAAAAGCTCCAAAATCTGGATCAGGTCATGCGTGACCACTTTTCCCACAGTGAAGCCAAGCATTCATTTAGCGTGACCATGAACGACACCGCCTCACAAGCAGCCGCACCGAAGTTCGCCGGCTGGCGCCTTGACATGGCAAACAAAGACGAAGGCAAAATTGTTGACTGGCAGCTTGAAATAGACACCGTAAGTTGCGCCATTAGAACGTTTGCGTATTCAGGCTGGGAAGATTTCATATCCAAAGCAATAAAGATATTAACAGACCTGTTTGAGCGTACCGAGCTAACGCAAACGGCGTTTGATGAACTGGGGCTTCAGGTTATAGACCGCTTTCACTGGAACTTAACCAATGGGCGCTATCAGCTCAGCAAGTTCTTCAAACCGGAAAGTGCAATTTTTTCTGAAAGCATCAGAACAAAAAACGCACCGCTGTGGCACCTTTTCCAGGGCTGGAAAGAAGATTACGATGGTCGCAGCTATGTAGAAAACGTGAACCTCTCCACCAACCATCCAAAAGAACAGCCACACCGAACAGAAATTGCCCATGTCATTCGGTGCGTTCAGGGCGCTGAAGGTGAAGGCGACATCTTCAACTCAGACGTGATCAGAAAATTGAGCGACCACGCCCACGATCAAAACAAGAAATTGTTAAACGATATTCTGTCAGACCAAGCTATAGAGCGTATCCACCTAAACAATTGAGTGTGGCCATGAGCGTAACTTTCGAGCAAGCCCAGGCAGCAACAGCCTTCACCGGAAAAGGTATGTTGTTTGAGATGGACGACAGTGCGGCACCCCGCCTCGCAGACCAGGTCATCAGTGTTACTCGCGCCACCAAGAACATAACCACTTACACGCGGAAAGCCGAGAGGCGTTTGCGCAGTGTTTCGACTACGATATTGCGCAATTCAAGCATGTTCGGTTTTGTCGATTATTTATTCAAAGAGATCTCTACCTTTGAATATGCTATTCAATTGGAAGACATCATCAGTAACCTACCAAGAGACACGGCCGCCGGCATCGCTGGCTACATGCCAGTTGAAGATCTGGATAGCTTGGCGATATTTCTGGTAAGAAATAACGAGATTGAAGCATGCCTGCAAAAGGCCGTCTCGCGCACAGCCAATCACCCGAAATTTGCAAGCGGCGAAGTTTCTGTATTCGCTGACCCGGAAGATAACGATTACTGCGTTCAGATTAATGCAGACTTCGCGGCTGAAAATTACGAAGAGGCCTATCAGATTGAGTGCGCAATATTTGAAGAGGTAATCAAACCCGACTTTGAGTTGGTGAATTACCGAATAATGCTTTCATTCGACACGGATAGCGATGATTGACCCAGAAGAACTTTTCAGCGTCGGGCAATATTTATTGCATGCCAATGCCGATGAAGCCCACCGACGCTCGGCCATAAGCCGTTACTACTATGGTTGCCATTTGTTGGCCGCTAGCGTTGTACACCTTTCTGGCCAAGACTATGGCGGCGGCACGCACAAGAAAGTAACCCAAGAACTTGCTAACAAAGGCCAAAAGAAACTGGCATCGGACATTGATGATCTGTGCAAATGGCGCAATCTCTGCGACTACAAACTTGATAGAAGCATGCCAAGTAAGCAAGCCAAAACCCTTCGGAAAAAAGCCGAAATGGCGCGAGTCCAGCTAAAAGCACTCTAACCAACGCTGCCCGACTACTCGGCGCCCCTAACAGCACCAAAAGCCCCGCAGGCCAACGCCTCCGGGGTTTTTTTGTGCCTGAAAGAAAGCTTCCACAACAAACGCCCGCACAACCAATCACCCACTAATACAAAAAAATAAGTACAAAATATTGACGGTAATGTTAGCCGTAGTCTACGATATATTCTATCAGCTACGACAATGGTGTCTTATGACTAACATCACCGGCTCAGAATTCGAAGTAAACGACCCCAACGACATGCTCACCCCACGCCAACGCGAGGTGCTGCTGTGGGTAGCCGAAGGCAAAGAGAACTCCGCCATCGGCGCCATCATGGGCATTACCACCGGCACGGTGAAGTTCCACATGATTTGCCTGCTGGAAAAATTCAACGCACCCAACCGCCAGTTGATCATCAGCCGGGCTTTCGCCAAAGGCATGGTCAGCGCCCGCCACCTAGTGCTGGCCATGCTGATTGCCGCCAACTGCGTGCCATCCACCGGAAACGACCCCATAACCCTGCGCACGCCGCGTGTGGCCCGCATTCGTGTAGGCGGCCGCCGCAGTTCAGACAACAGCGTTCTGTCACCCACAAACCTTGGCGCCCTACTAATCGAGGACAAGGAGGCAGCATGATTCCCGAACTGATCAGCCTTTCCGAAGCCGCGCGTGTGCTGAACCTTGGCCCACGCAAGATGGTAACCGCCATGAAGGCCCGAAAGATTATTGACCAACACCGCCTACCCAACTGGCGCTACACCCAGCAGGGCTTTTTCAAGGTGGAAACCAAGGCGTTTAACCACCCCGCACGCGGCTTGCAGCACACCGCCAAAACGCTGGTAACGCCCACGGGTGTGGAATTCTTACGGCAGCAGTTCGCCGACCAAATCGAACTGGAGAGAGCATCGTGAAGACAATAAGCACCCTTTTCGCCCTGATGGCCGAGTTCGGTACCTCCGAGATTCCGCTTGAAGACATCTGTGAAAAGTTCTTTGGCCTGAATCAGAAAATGGCCAAGGCCCGCGCCAGCCGCAACCAACTGCCCATAGCGGCTTATAAGGCGGGCACGCAGAAAAGCCAGTGGCTGATCAGCGCGGCGGATCTGGCCGAGTACATAGACACCCAGCGCAAGAAGGCGCAGGCGGAATGGAATCAATCAAACGTCGCGTAACGAGGGCACACATGAAAACGCTGAAAGAAAAAGAGCTATTGAGCTGGAAGGCCATCTGGGAAGCGGTAACTACCGGCCAGCTGCGCCACGTTCAAGCCGCCATTAACGAGCACGTAGACAGCTTTCCGGTTGCAGACCAGACCGAAGTGCGGCTGCGCACCGTGCACATCGTGCGCGAATACCAGCGCGATACCAATGTTGTGAAAGGCCACATTCGGCGCGTAGACCGCACCATTCGCACGCTTCAACAGGGCTGCTTTAGTGCCAGAGCCCCAGAAAAGGACCACCGCCATGCGCATTGATCTGCCCAAAAGCACCCGCGTTATAGACCTGGTGAAGTTTGCCAGAGCCCAGGGCAAGCGCCTGGTGTGGCGCAGCGAGGGTTTCAACTATGTACCGCACCTAGAGAACGCCGCCAATGATATTCAGCCACCTTCTGTTACTCGCCTGCGCCCTCGGCTGCGTGTGGTTCATAGCTCACCAAACTGAGGATTGCGACATGTTCACACTCACAGCCAGCGCCACCGACATAGAACACGCCCTGAACGAGCTGCACCAGCTTGCCAGCACCGGCGAACTCAGCGATGCACGCCACGCCGGCGAATTCCTGATGGCTCTGCATGACGGCCACAGCCACCCGCTGAACCTTCAGGACTTCGCCAGCCTGTGCCCGCTGCGCATGCGCCAGGCCATGCAGCTGCTCACCTTCCTGATGCTACACGGCAGCCCGCTGAACAAATTTATAGGCGAGGAAGCCATGGACCAGGTGAAAGCCAACCTGCGGAACCTGCAGGGCGGATTCAAGCCAACCCCGAAAACCTACAGCCAAATGGAGACAGTTCAATGAGCCAGCCTAACCGCGGTACCGACCTGCCCGAATTCCTGAATGACCTTGACGGCGGCATGTTCGCTGAAAAAATCGCCCGCGCAATCAGCGACGTGGCTGCAGGCGTGATTGATTACGACGACAAAGGCGAGCTAACGCTGAAATTTAAGATGAGCCGCATTGGCAACAGCTACCGCGTGGGCATAAAGCACCAGCTCACCTACAGAGTTCCAGAGGCCAACGGCAGCTACAGCCAGGTCAACGAAACCGAAAGCGTGATGCACGTAAACCCCGGTGGCCGCATGAGTGTTTTTCCGGAGAACCAGGGCCAGCTGCTAACCAAGCAAGGCCAACCCAACCACAGCAGAGAACAGGACTAACCCCATGCCACTCGACAGCACCAAAGACAACAGCGCCCTGAACACCTTCGCCAATGCCGTACAGGCCGAAGACTTGCGCGATTACATCACCGAAGCCAGTGACGGCACCGCAGCTGCCTTGCCCGAAGGCGTGAAACTGGCAGACCTGGAACCGTTCATGGGACAACGCCGCCGGTATCGGGGCACCATGAAAACGGCGGTATTGGAAGATTTTGTGGATTACGCCGCCGCTATGAGCGAAGACGTACAAGCCG